GGGGGGATTTAGGTTCTCCGCCTGCTGATTCCGAGCAATTTATGCTTATAGAATTTTTAAGTGGACAAGTGGAGGCTTTACAAGGACAGTTAAAGGGTATGATGAACAACCAAGTAAATATTGAAAGGTTGCAGACTGATATGGAAAAAGCTTTATTAGATATAGAGAAGTTAAAGGACAAAATTAGAGACCAGAAAAACGGAAATAATGGGGGGACACATTAAATGGATGCCGCTACACTAGTTACTATTATAACAATGTTCATTGTAACCGATACTTCAAGCGAATTTGTTAAGTATGATGGTTTAATGGATTGTTTGAAAGAGAAAAGAAAGATTGAAAAATTAAGGGATGGACGTAGAGTAATTTGTGGACCATCAATGGCTGAAATAGATAAAGATGGCAATATTATTAGTATTAGAAATAAAATGCCAGACCAATCAGGTAGTTTAAAATTGGGTGGTACAGCTAAATCATTAACTGAAAAGAAGAAAAAGAAACAAATTAAGGTATTAACACAGGATTAATTATATGAAAAAATTATTAATGATATTAATTGCAACACTATTTTTAGTAGGTTGTAATACAACAAAGAGTTTTATAGTAGAAAAAGAATTAGGTCTACTTGATGTTGTAAAAGATAGAGGTTATGTTGTATGTGGAGTTAATGCAGGTTTACCTGGTTTCTCCGCTAAGGATGAAGAAGGAAATTGGAGTGGTTTAGATGTTGATTTTTGTAGGGCAGTTGCCGCTGGAATATTTGGAGATTCAAGTAAAGTAGAGTTTATAGGTTTAAACGCTGCTCAAAGATTTCCAACATTAGCTTCTGGTTCAATTGATTTACTTGCAAGAAATACTACTTGGACAATTAGTAGGGATGTTAATTTAATGTTTGAATTTGCAGGTATTAATTATTATGATGGACAAGGATTTTTAGTACCTACTGATTTAGATATTGAAAATGCAACAGAATTAAATGGTGCGTTTGTTTGTATTACAGCAGAAACAACATCCGAATTAAATTTAAATGATTACTTTGCAGAAAACAATATGGCTTATAGACCAGTATATGTTGAAGGTAACAAAGACGCAAAAGCAAAATTGTTTAGTGGTGAGTGTGATGTCTTTACTACAGACGCTTCTGGTTTAGCATCCGCAAGAGCAGGTGCAGAAAATCCAGATGATTGGATGGTATTACCTGAAATTATATCTAAAGAACCTTTAGGTCCACTTGTAAGACAAGGCGACCAAGAATGGGAAGATGTAGTTAGATGGACACATAACATTATGGTTAATGCTGAAGAGGCAGGTATCACTTCTAAAAATGTTGATTTAATGTTAACTTCTAAATCAAAAGAAGTTAAAAGAATTTTAGGGGTGGAAGGTTATATTGGTCCTATGTTAGGACTTGGAATGAAGTTTGGATATAATATTATTAAACAAGTAGGAAACTACGGAGAATCTTTTGAAAGAAATGTGGGAGAAGAAACACCACTTGCTTTAGAAAGAGGATTAAACAATTTATGGAATAATGGTGGCATATTATATGTACCACCAATAAGATAGGGAGAAATATGAAAAAATTATTATATGCAATTATTTTAATGTGTGCATTATTATTTAGCCATAATGCTTTTGCAAGTGAGGCTCACGCAACGTGTGATCCAAAAGTTATGGCTGACGCACAAAAACCAGAAGTAGTTTTTGCAGTTTGTGTTTTTGCAGATGGTACATTGATTGACCATAAAGGCGCAAATAGTATGTCTGATTGCTTAAAGACCAAAAGAGAAGTTGAAAAAGCTTGGAGAAATAGAGCAGAAGAAACAGATAGTGTAGAAATAAATGGTATTACATATAAAATAGACGGTGAGTCATTAGCATTTATGTGTGATTTAGTTGACGCAAGAGTACATCATTATAATGATGGTACTTGGGAGATTGTAGAAATTCTAGGCAAACATAAAAAGGACGAATAATGTTAAAAGAATTAAAAAGATGGTGTATTGAAGTTTCAAAAGAACTATGTAATGAAACGGTCAGTACAGCAGGAACTATTTGTGATGAAACAAAGAAAGCAAATGCTGACTTTGTTAAAGCGATAATGAAGAGTATATAGTGAGTAAATGGAATGGAGATATTAAGTGGTTAACAAAAGCAATGATTTTTCTATTCGTGATTGCTATATTATTTGGGTTCTATTTACATAATAGAGATAGAGCAGAAGCAATAGAATATAGCAAAGAAATCATACAAACAGAATAAACAATGGCAGATTCAATAGTAATGGCAGATAACCTCACTTCACTTGGACAAAATATCCAAAGTAAAGTAGGGCAAACTCTATTAGGAGCAACAGCGGTTGCAAATAAATCAAAAATAGAATCAGGTGCAACTGGTACTATGGGTGTACTAGATACTATAGCTGATTTACAACAAAGAACTATTGATAAAATAACACAGGTTTGGCAAACAATACAGGCAGGAGTAAATTTTGAAAAAAATGAAGCAAGACTAGTTAGACAAGAAAGAAAAGAAAACGAACTTGAATCAGATAAAAAAGGGGATCCTTGGTTTGAAAGTACATTTAAAGGAGAAGCCATTCCTGGTGAAGGTGGACTTGGAGCTTTTTTAGGAGGATTTATGGCAGGTAAATGGGGAACAGTACTATCTGCTGGTGCTTTAATGTTGTTTATGAAAGGAGTATTTAAAAAAGGTGTTTTAGCAGCCATTGGTGCAATGCTTGGTAATATGTTAATATCTAAATTGGATACAGATGAAAAAACTAAATCTGATATGAGTACTATGTTAGGAGTGGGATTATTTGCTTCTATGTTTGGTCCAAAAGGAATAGTAGTAGGATTATTAGCATTTGCTACTATGGGAATGAAATCACTTTATGATTGGATGTCAGGTAATAAAGCAACTGGTGAATTTAAAGGTATGGATTGGGGTATTATGGCTTTAACAGGACCAGCGTTGATAATGGCAGCTAAAATTGGTGGGGTACTTTCAGGAACAGGTATAACAATAGGTACTACTCTTGGTGCATTAGTAATAGGTTGGCCATTTATTATTGCGGCCTCATTAGCAATAGCACTAGCAGCAGGTATAGGTTATGTAACCAATGAAATGAAAGAATATAGAGGTACAGTGTTAGACCATTTACATAAAGTTACTAGTAAAGCACAAAAAGCTTTTAATGAAAATATGGCAACGCAAGAAGAAAAATGGTATGCAAAACATTTCCCGAATTTGGCTGGTGCGCTTTTGGGGGATGACGTTTTAACTGACCAACAACTACTTTTAGTTGGTATGAAAGAAGCTAAAGAGCGTGCTGAAGGAAAGGGCCCTCTTTCAGGAAGTGACCAAAAAAATATAGTTGACGCTTCATCTCAAATGGCTGACCAAACGCTAGATGGAGACAAATTTAATGTAATGATGGCAGATGAACATAAAATGGGTGTTATGATGAACACAATAGCTTATATAATGGAAATATTAAATACAGGAAAATTAAAACCTGAAGATGAAAAAATAACAAAAGATAATTTACAAAGACTTTTGGATCACATAGAAGCTTCAGCACAAAAAACAATTGCATTATCAACAAGGCACCCTGGTACTAAACCTCAAAAATATATGGTAGAACTAGCAAAGGATGATGTCTTTGAAAAAGAGGCAACACTGGCTCCTAAAATAGAGTTATTAAAGTCTTTAATAGCTCAGCAAGAAGCAGAACTTGCCTTAATGAGGAGTAAAATAGTACCAGTAATGACTGATACTCCAGTTGGACCAGTAAACCTAGGTATTACCGAAGGTGAAATGGAAGCAAACGCATTTGAAAAAATATTTAAACAAAATCAAATAAAACTTAAAGGTTTGGAGATGGAGTATAAGTTTGGCAGCAAGACAATGCACCCATTTTTAGATTATACCGACATAAACACCGCTTTTTCACACATTGATAAGAAAAAACTGAACCTATCGGCCGAATTAAAAGCAAAATCTAAACTTGACCAACTGAACATTATGAAAGCTGAACGGACTAACACACAAGCTTTGAATCTGGATGGAGGAAGTAACCCAAATTATTTATTGGATAACAGTAAGAAAACTGCTATAAAAAATGATACAGCCGCTCAAATATCAATTTGGACTAGTCCTGACAAGTTGAGTTCATCTAGTGGCTATAGTAATGCTATTACAAAATAATTAAATGATAACAATACTAGAAAACGCAAAAAATAGAATAAATGAATTAAGAGAAACAAATAGAAAAGCATTTGTTAGATTATCTGTAAAGGGTGGTGGTTGTGCTGGGTTTGGATATGATTGGACGTTTGAAAATGAATCTAAACCAACTGATATTCTTGTAGATGATATATTATTAGTAGATAAAATATATGAAATGTATATATTAGGTATGCAGTTAGATTATAAGAACGATATATTTGGTTCTAATTTTGTATTCAAGAACCCTAAAGCTAAATCCTCTTGTGGATGTGGCACATCATTTTCACTTTAATATTTACCAACTCCCCAAATCTTTTTCAGTAATAATTTTGAATTGCATATTGTTATCTGAACAAAATGACCTAGCAGCAGACCATTTTGCTTTATTTTTAATATAGTTAAATGACTCAATCATAAATGACCTTGTTTTTCTTTTAGGTGTTTTAGGTCTTTTACATTGCCTAGATGGTTTAATTTCTATCATATACTTTTTATCTTTGATTGTTTTAATTACAAAGTCTGGAAAGTATCTATGCCATTTTTTATCCAACGGACTATAGTACCTGATAGGTAACTCTTCACTTGCCCAATGTACTATATCAGTATTCAAATCACAATAACGCATAAATCTCCTTTCTAAAAGAGACCTATATACTATTTGATTTGGATTGCCTACGTACTTTTTGGGATGTGTTGCTTTATATAAACCTTTGTAACTCTTTGCCATAATCTATCTATTAATCATATAAATATATAAGTATTTATAACAAGGATCTAAATGGGAAAAAGTATCAACATATCAAAGTATTTAAACCGTGCAGTAACCAATGCTAAGGGGTTTATTGTCAATAAGATTACTTCACAGATTGGTGGACGATTAAATTTAGCAGACCTTATTAGTAATTTTGGTGCAACAAATGTTAGTAGCTCCCAAACTGAAGCAGTTGCTCAATTATTAGATAAATCACCATTTACTCCTAAAAAATCAGCACAACAAGCGTGGAAAGACCAGGATAAGTTAGGATTTAGACATATCCAATATCCAACAGAATTAACAGGCAATGAATTAGGAAATTGGATGTTATTTTTTATGATATCCAATGCTGCTGGAGACCAAGGTGGGGTAATGGATTTGAAAGTAGCAAATGCATTGAAATTAAACCCAGGTTGGGGAGATGATCCAAATCCCCATTCTAATACAGACGCTAGCTATGCAGACTTTGATAATATAAGACAGCAATACGCAAACAAAGGTATTAAAATTCCTGATGTTAATATGACTAATTTTAATTTACCACAGCAAGGTAAACGTTTGGTAACTGGTGCAGTTGCATTGTATATGCCACCAGATATTAAAGTAAGTTATAATCAAGAGTGGGCACCAGAATCTACAGAAACAAGTGGTGATTTAGCTCATTTAATTAAATCATTACACGGTAAGGATAATGATACAAATGTTGTTGAAACGATAGCTAAACACGGATTTGGGATAGCAATTAAAGCATTTAAAAATGCTGTAGGGGCTACTACTGAAACGTTAGGGTTAGGGGATATTGTAAAAGTTTATGGTAAGCATAAAGGATATGCGTTGAATACACATAAAGAACAGTTTTACGAAGGACCAACATTTAGAGAATTTACATATCAGTTTAAATTTTGGCCGAGAAATCAAGAAGAAACATCAGCTGCTCAAAATATTATTTTAATGTTTAAATATCATATGCACCCTTGGAAAGACTCAGCTTTTGAAGACCGTTTATTTAGAGTACCATCAGAATTTGAAATACATTATTTACATAATACTGGTAGAAATAAAGCTTTGCCTAGGATATCAAGATGTGCTTTGAAAAAAGTTGATGTTAGTTATACACCAGAAGGTGGTAATTTTAAAACCTTTGACGACAACTCACCTGTTTGCTATACACTTGATTTGAATTTTGTAGAATTAGAATTTATGACTAAAGATAAAATCTTTGAAGGATATTAATGGAATATTTTAATCAATTTCCTAAAATGCTTTATGATATTAAGGGCAATAATACTGTTAAAGTTGTGCCTGATATATTTCGTAGGATAAAAATAGTAAATAAAATAAAAGGTAATATATCTTTAATAGATAATTATGATGTTGAAGATGGAGAAAAACCAGAACACGTGGCATACAAAGTTTATGGTAGCACAAATTATTTTTGGGTTGTGTGTTTAATGAATAATATTGAAAATGTTTATTATGATTGGCCGTTACCTAGTATAGCATTTGAACAATACTTAAAAGACAAATATACAAATCCTGAGGCAATACATCATTATGAAAAAATACAATCAAGTGGAAAACAAATAGGTGATGGACCTGGAGATTATTCTCATATAATAGAGTGTAATTCAATAGACGCAGGTGCTGGTCCTGTGACTAATGCTGAATATGAAAGAAGAATACAGGATAAAAAGAGGCAAATTAGAATATTAGATCCGAAATATTTAAATTTCTTTGTTACAGAATTTAATACATTGATTAGAAAATGATATGGCACTATCTAACACAATACAAAATTCAGAAGATTTAAGTTTAAGTGTAGCTGAAATTCTATCCTATAGAATGGCAGATGGAGCTCCTGGACGTCAACAACCAATTACAATTGATATTAAAAATATCATTTTAAAGATAACACTAGATGAAGATATCTATGAACACTCAATGGTTGGTAAGATACAAATATATGATACTGCTGATGTTCGTACTATTCTCCCTATTACAGGTTTAGAAAGATTAAATTTAAAATTTAATACACCAGGTCTTAATGGTGTTAATGCTGTCGCTAACGAAGGTCATCCATTTCACATTTATCAAATACAAACAGTTGCCCAAGATAAAGAATCTGTACGTGGTCAAGCATATGACATCCTTTTTTGTTCAAGAGAATCTTATTTTAATAATATGCGTAAGGTTAGTAAGGCTTATGAAGGTCCAGTTGAATTAGGTGTTGAAGATATATTTACAAATAAAAAATACCTTAATAGTAAAAAACAACTTTATATAGAACCTACAAAGTATAAAACAAAAATAGTAATACCTAATTTGAAACCATTTGCTGCCATACGAATGTTATGTGCTAGGGCTGTATCACGACAATATGAAAATGCAGGATATTTATTTTATGAAACGCTAGATGGATACCATTTTAGAAGTTATGAATCTTTGTTTGCTTTGGCTGGTGCCATAGCACGACCTACTAAATGGCATTATAGACCACAAATAAAGAACGTTAGGAATCCACGTACAGGAGTTGAAGAACCAATAAAAGATATGCACGGTGTTAATAATTGGACGTTAGATAAACCTGTTGATGTGTTAATGAATTTAAGCAGTGGTGGTTATGCAAATAAATCAATAGAGTATGATTCGTTTTATAAAACTATTAACATAACTGATTATAATTATGAAAAGGATTTCTCTAAACATTTTCACACTGAACACGATGGAGATGGATATAAATCAGCTGATAAAATTCATTTACCTGCTGCTGGAAATATTGAAGGTAGTAGGTTATCGGAATCATACGACCAACGAGTATTCTTATCATCAAACCCAAGTAGGGTTCACGATAAATTTGGTAATATTAGTGCTGAAATAAGTACTCAAAAGATAATGTCACAGGAGACTCTATTAAAAAATGGTGTCCTAACTTTAAATGTACCTGGTAATTCAGTGTTGCAGGCAGGAGATATTATTGATTTTGAAATGCCATTATTCCAACCTTTAGGAGATAATAAACCAGCACGTAAGAATCCTTATTGGGCAGGACGATATTTAATTATTTTTCTTAAACATAATGTTGATGTTATTAGTGGTTATAATATGACGATAGTAGCAGTTAAAGATAATGTTGCTCACCAATATATACCAGAACATCAAACTTGGAGACACCAAGCGCCTAAACGTAAGACACATAATATATACGAACAAGATAAACAAATAATGAGCCGATTAGGACCAACAGGAATGGACATAAAAGGAACACCTTTTTAATGAAAGGGATTGAGAGTGTTCTCCGAGATTCGCAAATTTTTAGTGCCGCTAACGCTAGACGTGTAAGATGAAGATTAAAAGAAGATGGAAGATAGTATTGTTTGTAATATTTGCGATATTACTATTACTATGGTAGAGAATGGCCGTAGTAGAGGAACAGACAGGTAATGCACAGAATAACTATGAGAACAATTAGAGAACAACTACGAGGATATGTGCTTGACTCTGCGAGGAGAGTAGTGTATAACGCAGGACAAGATAACAAACTGAGCATACCACATCAAGGTCGCCAGCTGTACTATATGCTAAGCAGGAAGCCTCACAGCTACTCCGCTGTATTCAATGTGTTCTGGAATAGAATATCTGGTACCTTACCTCTTACGCAAGAGTGCGTAAAGATGGCGCAAACGAGCCAGCGTAAACAATCTAATGATTGCAGTATGCTCACGAGGTTGCGTAAAGGTATTCTAAATAGTTTAGTAATGCGTAAGTTGAGTGCTTTAAAAGGAAATCAATAAGGGAAAACCTATGGCCGACTCTAATATTTTATCAGCAAATTTTTATTCTTTCACAGGTGTGGTAGAAGATAGAAACGATCCAGAATATCTTGGCCGTTATAGAGTAAGAGTCCTTGGCATACACACACACGACAAGCAAGTCCTACCAACGGCCGACTTACCGTGGGCGCAATGTATATTACCTGTTACATCACCAGGCATTTCAGGATTAGGCCATTCACCATCCTTTCTTGTGGAAGGTTCGTGGGTCGTAGGCTATATGCGTGATGGCTCTCAATGCCAGCAACCAGTTATCATCGGAAGTTTGCCAGGCTATCCAATTGAAGCGGCAAGAGCTGATAAAGGATTTTATGACCCTAACCAAAAGTTTCCTAGAGATGTTTTTGTACCAGACACCAGTTCACTAGCCGTTAATGAAAAAGTTGTTGTCGCAGGTAAAGAGATGGACGCCAACCCCCATTTACATTTACTATTAAGACAAGCCAGTACCATAACAGGCATAGCAACGGCCGACTTTAATGCGACTACCAATGCAAAAGGTGGAATGATTACAGGATCCGATGGCGATACCTGGGATCAGCCTGAAGTACCTTATGCGGCCGTTTATCCATACAATCACGTTTTTGAAAGTGAGAGTGGCCATATTTCAGAATGGGATGACACTGAAGGTAAAGAAAGAATTTATCAATCCCACCGAACAGGTACCTCATATGAAATAGATCCTTTTGGCACCATTGTCTACCTTAACAAAGTTAACAAATATGAAATTACCTCTTTCAATAATTACAACTCCATTGGTGGCGATTCAGATATCACGATAGATGGCCGCCATAAGATTTACATTAACAAAACCGGCCATCCTAATAACCACTATGATATACAGGTAGGGCCGAATGCAAATATCAATATACAAGTAGATAAAGGCAATATCAACTTGGTCACCGTTGATGGTGATATCAATGTAAACAGTGGTGGTGATTATAACCTAAAAGTAAAAGGCAATTACACCAGTGATATATGGGGAAGTAAAAGAGAAACAATAGCCGGCTCTAAAACATCTAATACCACTATGTCCGTTATACACCGTGGAGCCACAATAGATTTGAATTAGCTGCTGCTACGTCCAGACTTGCTGCTACGTGATAGGGCTTGCTGCTACGTAACGGCCTGCTGCTACGTCATATATATCAAACTCGGCTCCACCTGGAAAACTTTTAAAAATTCTCTATATAGGCCGGCATTGTTGCTTATTATATTATTTTTTAAACTATAAATGCAATAACAGACACAAGCAATATAGCGACTTCCTTTTAGACAAAAATCCGCCAGTATTTTTTTTCGTACCAGCTTTGATACACCTAAACAATAAATAACTATATGATTACAAAACAATCATACGAAGACTTAAAGCCTTATTGGGATTTCCAACGTAAGAAGGAATACAATAAGGAAAAGTTGGAACACCTAGCCGATAAAATGCAAGGCCAAGTTTACGACCAATTTGGCCCGATATCTGGTAAAGAGTTACTGGACACCTTGTGGTGTAAATTACCACAAGAAGCTTACGAAGATCCACACCCAGGTTGGGTTCCGAGAGATAAGTCTTACAGGCACGAATGGGAAAAAGAACCAGGCCCGACACAGATACCTTATATCAAAAAAGGTAAGCCTGTCGTAGTCAAAGCAAAATGGCTTCACGATAATTTAAGACCTTTTTAAAAAAGAAACAACACTCGCAACAATGGCATTTAGGGATTTAGTACTAGACGAATATAGGAAGCAATACATTTATCAATATCTATTTTTAATGGGTATTGTTTTTGTAGGTGTTCCGCTTGTCTTTGGTGCCTTTACAACTGCTGGCTTTTGGACTAATTTTGTTGTCATACATATATGTTTTGCCTTTCTTATTAAGCGTAAAGAGAAAGATAGATTGGAAAGCATACGAAAAAAGAAATTAAAGGATCTTATATGAAAATGCCTTTAGATATGATGACTATTACTATCGCTGTTATAGGAATTGTTTTTGTTATAATTTTAGCAGCCTGTACTCAGCGAAGCTACATACAACCAAAGGCAGTTACCTTTCCTGAAGAAGCAACAGTGTTAATGGCGGTACCTGTTATACCTGTTGAAGTTATTGATGACTAGTGTTTACATACTGGTGATACTCTTTATTGTTATGGCTATTACCTTTGCACATCTCTAAATCTTGGTTCTTATATATACACGTGTAGTGCTTCACCAAATGCTCCAGAGTCCCAAGTCATAAATACAACATATGTACGATATACTAATATTAGGTTTCGCAATTTTCATTTATATGTTAGGCACAGTATGGATCTATTAGGAATAGTCTTACTGGTTGCATTTATTATATGGGTGATATATGATATAAAAAAAGGAAAAAAATAATGGAAACAATTAAAGAAGTCTATAATAAAGTAAAGAATACCTTACTACACACAAAAGTACCTTTATGGGTACTAGTGCTTGTGCTAGTTATTTGGTACTTCTAATCAACCTAGAAACAAAAATATAGTGGCCACGCCTTTGATATTTAAATGTCAAGGGCTTCCAACGATGGTGTTGTCTTAACGTTTTAATGTAAGCAATACAGTATTCAGGTTCCCAATCTATTATTCTGATTCGGTATGGTGATTTACTGAATAAGGCTTTTTGGCAATAGACAATAAAGTCAACGTCAGCGAAAGTGTGAGTACTACTAGATTCTATGATGATTTTGTTTTTAGAAGGCACATCCATTCTAAACTAATATTTATAAGAGTTAATGGTAATGTCAAGCGTGGAATTTTTCGAATCTAAATGGCTCGGAGTGCCTCTAGGTTGACGTTCGGCGAAATATATGATAGACTTAACTATAAATATTAAATATGAATATAATCCGAACCAAAAGTGAACCGCCACAAACTCCTTTTGCTCCTCAATGGAATTATCATCTTGGACACGAATTTATTTCCAATGTAGATTTTAAAGAGATAGCTAAAATTATCTTAATAAAAGAAAAAGAGATATTAGAAAAATTCCCTCCTTCCACTCTCCCCACCACTGACCCAAGAGTAGATGGTTATACAGGATTAGGCAAAAATAGCTTAACTTCAAGACATCAACATTTTAATATTTTTTCTTGGGAAGAACCTGAAATTAAAAAATTAAAACCTATTATTTTAGATTTTCATTCAAGATTTTTAAATGAAATAAAGATTAAAGGTCTTTCTGATTTTACTCTAAATGGATGGGCTAATGTTATGAGGAAAGGAGAAAGTATTAAAGCGCATATTCATTCAATTGCTCCCATTGCTTATTTAAGTGGACATATTTGTATTCAATGTGAGAATACTGCCACTTATTATATAAATCCGGTTGACCAACTTAATGAACCTCGCACCCTTAAACTACCTAATGAGGTAGGACAAATAATATTATTTCCTAGCTGTGTCCCACATTATACAGATACTCAATTAGGAAATAAGGAACGTATTACTCTTGCATTTGATTTTAACGTTCAGCCTCAAAAAAATGTTATGGATAACCAGACTTGACAACCTCATTAAGTCTTATAAATATTAGTATGATAAAGAAGGAGTGAATCCTATGAAAAATAAGTATGGAAAAGATATTGAAAGTTTTGCACAAAAGATAGCACAAGAAGAAGACGCAGGCGCAACATTTGACTTTAAAATTAAAAATGATGGTACAGGTAAACCTACCGAAATAGAAAAAAGAATACCATCTACTTCGGAGGTATTAAGAAAAGGTTTTGAAGAAGAACAAGCGGCTAGAAAAAAAGAAGAAGAAGAAGACGAAGAAAAAGAAACTAGTAAATTTTTAGATGATGTCGCAAATAATACACCCAATACGACAATGTTTGATGATGTTAAAGATGAAACTAAAGATGAAGTGATTACTATAAACAACTACGAAAGATATTGGGATAATTCTACTCCCAATGGTCATCAAATCAGAATACTCAAACAAGACAATTCAACTTTAACTATTAATATGGAATGGCCGAAAGGTTATAACCCAAGATTAAGAGAAGTTAAGAAAAGATGAAAGAAGCGACAACACGCTTTATAAAGTACAGACCAAGAGCAAAATATATTGAAAAAGTTGAACATAGACCAAATACAAATTATAAACAACGTGAATGTGTTACTATGTCAGTTGAAGAAGCAAAAAACTTTGGAACTGATTTTGTATTAGGTTGGTTAGTTGATAATTTTAATGAAGACATAAACGCTACACCCATTATACATCATTGTTGGAATATAGATAAGGATGGAACACATTATGATACCATACCTGTCATAGATAAAAGATATGATTATGTTTATGATCCTGATGCTAACAAACCCTATAGAAACGGAAAATATAATTATATATCACCAGTATTTTATTTAACAGATACAAAACTTAAAATAATAATTCAGGATGGCAAAAAGGCGACTATTACAAAAGAAGAACATACAAGATTTTTTAATGAACATAAAGGAGTATAAAAGATGAATTTAAATCCGTTTAAAAGAGAACATAAAGAATTGAAGACTAAAGTTAATGAAGCAGAAACAATAAGACAACTAGATAGGACTTCTAGTGCGTGGAAATCGTTAAAAGATTTGAAGAAGATGAAGTTAATGTTAAAAGATAAACTTGTAGGAGTAAAAAAATAGTAATGTTTTGGGTATGGCACATATTAGCCATTTGTACAGTAATAGCCGTATCTTTTGGAATTGGTTATAGTGTAGGTGCTAAAAATAGAAATACCTTTAAAGGAAAGCCGAGAGGATAAAGAAAGTTAACCTCTCGGCATTCCTTTTTAAGTATTTAACCGTAGATATTTAGCAAATGATTGCAATACATCAAAACGATTATTGCAGATATACAGATTGTATTAATTTTCCACATTTTTAATTAGTTAATCATTTCTCCGTCAAGTATTCTTTGACAATCTTCTTTTGAAGAGTAAGATTTGACGATTATACCGTCATAAGCAGATTCGTCTGCTTCTACAACAGCAATTCTATTATTATTTACAAAAGATTTTTTAATTTCATCAATTGTTTGGTTATTTACACCTGATTCGATATCAAAATCGCCTTCAAGTCTAAATTGGTAAGTGTTCATACTTTTAAACATAGTGTTCCTTTCATTATCTATATACTATACTAAATATAAGGGAGAGTCAAGTAAAAAATGAAGGAAAAAGTGAAGAAAATCAACAGGTTAATAATATTTTTGTTCATAGTTTGTTCTATTTTCTTGGTTTCTTGCGTAAAATTACAAGAATGCCATTGGGTTACTGATTTAGAACGAATCGCAAAACAAGTTGCCCTGGTTTCTTGTAATTTTTAATAAATATAAGACAACAAGGAGGGCAAAATGTATTGTCAGAATTGTGGAAGAGAATCCCATTGCGGAAAACCTAAAAAAGAAATGATAGAAACAAATAATATTGAAATTTGTAAATATTGTCGTTGTGATGATTGTGCTTTACCACTAAATGATGAGTGTTACCCTGGACAATCGGAAGAAACATAATGAAATTTGAATATACAGTTACAAAAGATGACGGAACCGCTGAAATTATGCAAGCGATGAGTTTTAAGAAATTTCAAAAAAGTTTATTAATGAAATATCCCAAATTTAATGGGTATTGTACCTATAATAACAAAAAAGGTAATTTACAAAATAGGAGTTTTAAAGATGGCAAGTGTAATTGATGGTTTAGTAGAGCAATTAGGTAAATTAACAGTTATTGAAGCTGGAGAATTATCTAAAAAATTGGAAAAGGCTTGGAATTTAAATTTAGCGGCATTAACTTCAGCACCTGCACCTATTGTTGAAGAAATAGAAGCAAAATTAAGTAAAATTGTTTTAATAGGGTTTGAAGATGGTAAAAAAATACCAGTTATTCAAAAAATTAGACAATATAAAGAAATGGGTTTGTTAGAAGCAAAGAATTTTGTAGAAAACACTCCTTCTGTAGTTAAAGAAGACCTAGAAAAAGAAGAAGCAGATAAAATAACTAAAGAGTTGGAATTAGTAGGTGGGAAAGTAGAGATACAATGAGCGAAGATGAATTTTACAGATTTATAATGAGAATGGAAAGAGAAGTTTACGGAGATAATGCCAAAACTTTGTAGAAATGGAGATTTAGGAACAACAGGTCATTATTGTGACTCAAGTATAGATGTTGTAACCACACAAGCTAATGTTAGAGCAAATGGTAGACCAGTTGCTAGACTTAATGATCCTACAAATTTTCATACTATACCAGTGCCTTGTCCACCACCACCAGGCAAAGTGTGTTGTGTACCCCATATGGAAAAGGTTAATTCTTGTTCATTAACGGTTAGAGTAAATAATATAGGTGTTGCAAGAGTATTTGATTCTTTTGATTTTGGAGCAATGTTTCAAGGTTCTAATAATGTCCGTGCAGGATAACGTATAAATATTACTATTATGGCACAAAGCAATAGAGCATATCTAAGCGATTGGACTCCTAATGTAAAAAGTACTAGTACTAGGTCATCTAGGAAATTCAAAGATATAGATTTGGATTTTGGTAGACATCCAGTAACTAATGATGTTAATGTAGTTGAAGATGTTATTGCTATTAAAAGAGCTGTAAAAAATTTAGTACAAACAAACTTTTATGAAAGACCTTTCCATCCTGAATTAGGTTGTGGTATAAGAGGTCTTCTTTTTGAAAATTATTCACCATTATTGAACGTATTTTTAAAAAGAAAAATAGAAGAATGTTTAATGTATCACGAACCTAGAATTAATTTAACTGGCATTGTAATAAACGGAGATGATTTTGAACACGTTGCTGGTGAAATTATAAGTGCTAGTAATGATATTGACAGTAATAGATTACGTGTAGAAATATATTTTACTGTTATAGGTGTACCACTACCACAAGTAGTTTCAATGAATTTACAAAGGTTAAGATAAGATGGCACAACACAAATTACAAATATCAGAATTAGATTTTGATAAAATCAAATCAAATCTAAAAACATTTTTACAAAGTCAAACACAATTTCAAGATTATGACTTTGATGGTTCAAGTCTTTCCATTCTATTAGATGTATTATCTTATAACACTCACTACTTGTCATATATTGCTAATATGTCAACTAATGAAATGTTTTTGGATAGTGCTGATATTAGAAATAATATTGTATCATTAGCAAAGATGTTAGGTTATACACCTTCATCTCCTAGAGCACCAAGAGCATCTATTAATATTTTACTTAATGGTGCAATTGGTTCATCTGTTACAATGCAGAAAGGAACAATTTTCACAACTACAGTTGATAAAATAGATTATCAATATGTAACAAATGAAGATATGACAATTACACCAGTTGATGGAATTTATGAATTTAATAATGTTACTCTTTATGAAGGAACATTGGTTACATTTAAATACACTTATGATATAAATGATACAGACCAAAAATTAATTATACCTAGTTCCTTTACAGATACTTCAACATTAAAGGTTATAGTTCAAAATAGTAATACTGACACACTACAATCAGTTTATACTTTAGCAGGTGGTTATAATGATGTAACAAGTGTTTCAAAAGTTTATTTTATACAAGAAGGTATAGATGGAAAATATGAAATTTATTTTGGTGATGGTGTGACAGGTAAAAAACTAGAAGATAGTAATATAGTTATTTTAGAATATATTGTGACAAATACAACAAGTTCAAATGGTGCTTCAGTATTTTCATTATCAGGAAATGTTGGTGGTTATACAGACGTTACTGTTACAACTAATTCAAATTCTCAAGGTGGTGCAGTTGCAGAATCAAATAATTCAATAAAATTTAATGCACCTTTACAATATGGTGCTCAAGATAGAGCAGTCACAGCAACTGACTATGAAACTTTAGTTAAATCAATTTATCCAAATGCATTATCAGTAAGTGCTTGGGGTGGAGAAGATGATGAAACTCCACAATATGGTGTTGTAAATATTTCAATTAAAGCAAAATCAGGTTCAACATTAACTGATACAACAAAGACAGATATTGTAACACAATTAAAACCTTATAACGTTGCTTCAGTAAGACCTGTTATAAAAGATCCAGAAACAACATCCGTATTAGTTACTTCAAATGTTAAGTATGACGCAAAGGCAACAGCAAAAACTGCTGATACTATAAAGGCAGATGTTATTAATAAGTTAATAACTTATAATACTTCTACGTTACAAAAGTTTGACGCAATATTCAGATATTCAAAAATTACAGGTTTGATTGATGAAACAGATGAAAGTATTTTATCAAATATAACAACTGTTAAAATAAGAAAAAATTTTACACCAATACTTTTAACATCATCAAAATATTTTATTTATTTTAGAAATGCATTATATAATCCACACTCTGGACATATGGCAAGTACAGGTGGTATATTCAGTTCAACAGGATTTAAAATTAAAGACAATGATAACGAATGCTTTTTTGATGATGATGGCGCAGGTAATATAAGATTATATTATTCGGCTAGTGGTGTAAAAAGTTATTTAAATTCAAAACAAGGTACAATTGATTATAAGTCAGGTATAATTACAATTGACTCTTTAAATATTGCTAGTATATCAAATATAGGAGGAAAAGCTTCAACTATAATTCAATTAACAGTAACACCAAGTTCTAATGATGTTGTTCCTGTTAGAGACCAAATTGTAGAAATTGATGTTGCGAATTCATATATAACAGTTACCGCTGATAGTTTTGTAGGAGGAAGTGCTGAGGCAGGTGTAGGATACACAACTACTTCCAGCTACTAATGACAAATGGCAAAGTTTAATGATAAAATTTCAACAATACTTTCTAGTCAACTACCTGAATTTGTAGTTAGTGAACATCCAAAGTTTGCCGAATTTCTTAAAGTCTATTACCAATTATTAGAGTCTGCTGAATTATCAGTAACTTCTGTTAAATCTACAGAAGGTATTTTATTAGAAACAGAAACAGCACAAGCAAATAATTTAGTTTTGGATTCTAGTGCTATAGGTACTGCAAGAACACCACTAGACATAGGTGATAAAATTATTTTTGAAACTTACTCTGGTACTGAATATGGAAAATTTGCTCGTGGAGAAATTATAACAGGTCAAACATCTAACGCAATAGCAACAGTTTTAACAGAAGATTTAGATAGTGGTCGTTTATTCATATCTGCTCAAAATAAATTTATAAAAGGAGAAATAGTTGTAGGTGGAACTTCAAATGCATATGCAACTATAGACAGTTATAGACCAAATCCTGTAAATAATATTGCCGACCTAGTTAACTTTAGGGATCCAGATAATGTAATTAATGATTTTTTATCAAATTTTAGAGATGAGTTTCTTGCAACATTACCAGATACATTAGCAAATGATGTTAATAAAAGAAGTCTTATTAAAAATGTTAATTCACTTTATCGTTCTAAAGGTACAAATAAAGGACACGAAATATTTTTTAGAATATTGTTTAATGAAGAAGCACAAACATTTTATCCTAGAGAGCAATTATTAAGAGTATCAGATGGTAAATTTGATACATTAAAAGTTTTAAGATTACTTCCAGATATAGGCAATATAACACAATTAGTTGGAAGAACAATTACAGGTTCTATTAGTGGTGCCTATGCAGTTGTTGAAAATGTTGCAACGTATCAAATTGGTATAGATACAGTTTCCGAATTTATATTAAATAATGATTCTATTCAAGGCACATTTCTAGTTGGAGAACAAGTACAAGGTACTGCTTCTGATACAGACGATTGGTATATTAAAGCGGATATAACAGGAATTCCAGGAACAAAAGTAATTACAAATGATGGTACATTAAATACTACAGCTGATATTCTTTCACTTGTTGCAGGTGGTACTGGTGCTGTATTTGCTATTGATGAAATTGGTACAGGTGGAATCACAGATATTATAATTGATAATAAAGGAACGAATTATCAAGTTGGAGATGTTTTAAATTTTGATAATACTGGCACAGGTGGATTAAATGCGAAAGGGTTTGTAAAAATTGTTAATGGTGGTATTAGTAATGAAGATGATACAGGAGATAAAATAAAGTTAGAAAAAGGCATAATGTTAAATGACCAATATTTTGGTGATGTTATTATGCAAGAAAGTGGTGAAAATATTGGAACAATTGAAGATATATTTTTAATACAAAATGGTTCAAGGTATTCTACATTACCAGGTGTTACTGTAACCTCAAATACAGGTACAGCAGCAATTGTAAAAGCGTGGGGAGATGAAATTGGTAGAATTGCAAAATTAAAAACAATTGAATTAGGAAAGAAATATGAATTAGCGCCTACACCACCACAATTAGGATTTTATAATAGTTGTATTATGACAGATATTGTAGGATCATTTAATCCAAATAATACTGTTACTAGTTCTAGTGGTGGAAATGGAATAACAGATAGGTTTGATAATGATAAAGGATTAGTAAGAATTAAAAATGTTACTGGTACTTTTGCTGTTGGTGATACGGTAACATCACAATTAGGTAGTACAGGAATTATTAAAAAAATTGATGCTACTATTGCTTCAATTAATGTTGTTTCAGTTGCAGATACGGATGGTAAATTTATTAATGAAGATGGTAAGCTTTCTGAAACAACAATGAGAATACAAGATAGTAAATACTATCAAGATTTTTCTTATGTATTAAAAGTTGCTAGTTCAATTTCAGTATGGCGGGACGCATTTAAAAAGACAATGCATACAGCAGGATTTTATTTTACTGGTCAAGTAGATGTTGCTTCAAGAATAGACGCTAGAGGAACATTACCAATTGTTGGTGCTGTTTCTGGTAAAGAAGAAGTTGAAATACCAATATTTGCAATTCTTAATACTCTATTCTCTACAATTTTTGCACGAAGATTAGGAACAGTAGATGATGGAACAACTTTAAGAGCAAATGCTCACGAAGGTGGAACAATATATCTACCAGACGATTCAATTGAACACTTTGCTGATAATCAAAGAGATGTTACATTAATAAGACCAGGTCTTACAATAGATTATACAAGTAGAAAGAGGTCATATATTGATGGTGTTTTTGTTAAACGAGGATACGCATATGCAGGTCCTAGGTGGGGCAATCTTAATAAATGGGCAAATACTATATTTGGTGCCTCAACTGCTGGTCACGGAATTACATTTCAAACGTTAGAAAATTTAACAGTATTTGGGACAAATTCTAGTTTAAATGGAAGACCTGGAATTTTCTTAATGACTTCTCACGAAGATGGTAAGACTGTTAAAATGAATTTTACTATGCCATCATCTATTACATATGCTAGAAGTTTATTTAGTAATACAATAGCGGAATTTAGTTCTACTTCAACAACTTTTGATAATGCTTCAACATAATCTTTATAAATAGTAAAGTAATTTAAAGGAACAAATGGCAAAACAATCAATTTTAATAGGAACAATAGCAAATGACGGCACAGGTACTAATTTGCGTGAGGGTGGAGATATAATCAATGATAATTTTGATGAAATTTATACAGCTATAGGTGACGGTAGTACTATAAACAGTGCTCTATTCCGTAATGTAATAGGTGGTACTGGTATTGGCGAAAATTTAGTTGGTAATGATTTAACTCTTTCTGTTGACGCTACAGTTGTTACAGCCACATCTACTACTACTCTTACAAACAAAACAATTGATTTAGCAGATAATACAATAGAAAAAGCAGGTTCATCTGTTTCTACATTAGCAGGTACAGAAGTATTTACAAATAAAAATTTAACATCACCTACAAATACATTTCAACCAATATCTATTACTGACAACTCTTCAACTGTTACACAAGTTGGTTTAGGTGAAACTTTAGGAATTGTAGGTGGAAGTGGAGTTGAAACAACGGTAACTGGAGATACACTATCAATTGCAATTACTGGAATTACAGGTACAGACCTAGACGCTAATGCTAACATTTTAAATACACAATTAGCAAATGATTATGTAACATTAGGTTATACAAATGTTGCGTTAGGTTCTGCTGCTACGACAGTAAGTGGATTATCAATTTCAGGTTTTGCTCAATTTACAGCTAATGCTTCAGCTTCATCTATAAGATTTAATCACGCAGATTTTGCTAGTTTTCCAAGTAATACAACCTATTCAGGTACTCCTGCTTTAGATGAAGATACAGGTAAACCATATATAGCAACTGCTACAGGTTGGAAAGAATTAATAAGCCTTACTGATTTATCACCAGTAGCAGGTGATACATTATCTTACAATGGTACAATTTGGGCACAAGCACAAACACCAATTTCTCAATTATTGGTTACTGAATCGGGAACTGGTTTCTTATTTACAGGAGCTGGTTTTGCAAGTACGAGTGGTGATAATCCTGATTTACATTTGAAAAAAGGTCAAACTTATTACTTTATTAACAATGCTGGTGGTTCCCACCCATTTAGAATACAATCAACAACAGGTACAGGTGGCACAGTATATAATGATGGAGTTACTAATAATGCTGGTAGTACTGGTGCAATTATATTACACGTTCAAATGGATGCTCCAGCAACTCTATATTATCAATGTACAGCTCACGCTGCTTTAAACGGAACAATCAGTATAACATAGTAAAAAGTATTATAAATATTAGAAAAGGAAAATAAATGCCAGCAATTATAACAAATAAATTTAGAGTTCACAATAGTGAACAATTCCAAGAAGCTTTTAGTGAAGCCTCTGGAAATACTTTTTATTTAGGAATTGGTAGACCACAAGAATTTACTACTTCTACAAGAGGTGATGGTAGAACAAATAACGAAGGAACAGATTTATTACCTGTAACACCTACAGATAATGTTAATACACAAAATTATACTTATGATGATTTGTTGGCGGTTAAAAAAGTTACAAGTACAAATGTTGGCTTTGTAATTCCTAGAAGAAATTGGACAACTGGCACAGTTTATGATTATTACAGACACGATATTGGTGACTATACAACAGGCACAACAACAACTTCAACTACTAATAGTGGTGCTACAAATTTATATGACGCAACGTTTTATATATTAACATCACAAAGAAATGTTTATAAATGTTTAGATAATAATAACAATGCTACTTCTACAGTAGAACCTACTGGAACATCAACAACTATTCAATTAACTGCTGACGGTTATAAGTGGAAATATATGTACACTTTAACTGCTTCAATGCAAGCAGATTTTTTATCTGTAGATTTTATGGCAGTTGCAACAGATTCAACAGTAAGTTCAGCGGCAGTTGATGGTGCAATTAATGTAATTAAAATTAAAACTCCAGGTTCAGCTGGAACAGATGGCACACACGCAAGTGTTCCTATAAGAGGTGATGGATCAGGTGGTGTTTGTTCGGTAACTATTACATCTGGTGCAATTACAGCAGTAACCGTAACAACTCCAGGCACTGGATATACTTTTGCTTATATTAGAATTGCAGATATTAATTCAGCTGGTGGCGGAGCATTAATTACTTCGGAATTAGATGTTATTTTAGAACCAATAGGTGGACACGGATTTAATGCAGTTGAAGAGTTAGGTGGATTTTTTGTTATGTTAAATACAAGTTTAGAAGGAACAGAATCAGGTAATTCTGGTGATGTTACAGTTGCAAATGATTTTAGAAAAGTATCATTAATAAGAGACCCTAAATCAAGTGGAGTTGCTGCTACTGCTGCTACGTTAAGAGCAACAACGGCTACTGTTGGTTCAGTATCAGTAGGAACATTTACAGTTGATGAAGAAATAAATCAAGCTTCAACTGGTGCAGTTGGAAAAGTAATTGAATGGGACTCTACTAATAAAATTTTATATTTTATACAAACAAGACACAATGATGAGGGGATAGATAGTAACGGAAATCAAACAGCTTTTAGTGGTACAAATGTTATAACTGGACAATCTTCAAGTGCAACAGTTACACCTGATACAACATCAGGTACAGTTAACAATCAAACATTTTCAAATGGATATTCAAGTTCAGAAATTGACCACGGCTCTGGAGATATAGTTTATGTTGAAAACAGAGCGCCAATTACAAGAGCTGCGGACCAAACCGAGAATATCAAATTGATTATAGAATTTTAGGGAGAATTAAATGCCAAGTCCAATAGATTTTAATGTCAGTCCCTATTATGATGATTATTCAAAAACGAATAATTATCATCGGATATTATTCAGACCAGCGTTTGCTGTTCAAGCAAGGGAACTAACACAATCACAAACTATAGTACAGAATCAGATTGAGCAATTTGGTGACCACGTATTTAAAAGTGGTTCATCTGTTATTCCTGGACAATTAGCTATTGACACTTATTATACATCAATAAAATTAACATCTAAATCAGCTTCAAACATAAACGATTATAATAGTACAACTTTAACTGGAGGAACTTCAGGAGTAGTTGCACAATGTATAAGCGTTTCTGCTACAGATGGTACTGATCCAGATACACTATTCATAAAATACGATAAGACAGGAACAGATAAAGTTTCTACAGTATTTACAGATACAGAAACAATTACTTCAAGTGCTGATGGTAATCCAACTGCTGTTGTGGCTTCAACACATATAGGTTCAGCGGCTGGTATTTCTGATGGTGTTTATTATATTAATGGATATTTTGTAAATGTAGCTGCTTCAACTTTAGTATTAGACAAATATACAAACACACCTTCATATAGAATAGGATTATCGGTAGCAGAAAGTTTTACGTCTGCTGCTGATGACGCTGCTTTAAATGATAATGCAGCTGGTTCTACAAATTATAATGCTCCAGGTGCTCACAGATTTAAAATTTTATTAACACTTACAAAGAAAATTTTAGGTGCTACAGACGATACCAATTTTATAGAAATTGCTCGTGTTCAAGATGGTCAAATAAAAGTTCACGTTAGAAATAGCCAATACGCTGTATTAGAAGAAACACTTGCTCGTAGAACATTTGACGAGTCTGGTGACTATACAGTTGATGAACCTGATTTTGATGTAAGAGAATCAGTAGAGTTAGGAAATAATAGAGGAATTTATACCGATGGTGCAACCACATCGGATGGGGGCACAGCAACAACATCAATGTTAGCAATTGGTATTGCACCTTTCAAATCATATGTAAGAGGTTTTGAGGCAGTAAGAATTGGAACAACTTGGTTAGATGTTGATAAGGCAAGAGATTTTGATACACAAAATAATCATAAAACAAGATTTGATATTAAAAATTTTGTTTATGTAGATAATGTATATGGAACACCAGATATTAATTTTGTTTCTGGTGACGTTGAAGCATTTAAAACAATTAATTTATACGACACAGCAACAGCTGTTCGTGGTGTTGAACAATCAACATCTGGTAATGCTACTCCAGGAATTGGAAGAGCTAAATCACGAGGATTTGAATTATTAAATTCAACAGAATCTTTAGATATTTTAGACCAAACTTCAATTTGGAAACATTATATCTTTGATGTTGAAATGTTTACTCATCTTAAAATTTCAAATGATACAACATTTACAACTGGAGAAATTGTATCAGGATCACTTTCTGGTGCAACTGGTTATGTACAGGCAATTTCATCTGGAACTTCAGCAACAATTTCAGCTGCAACACAAGCTGATCCAGTAGTTATAACAGCAACTGGTCACGAAATTAAAGACGGTGACGCTGTTACTATTGCTGGTGTAGTTGGTATGACAGAATTAAATGGTAACACTTATTATGTTAAAGTAGTGGATGCTAATACTTTAAGTTTGCATTCTTCAACTGGTGCAACAATAGATGGATCTGGTTATGGAAGTTATACTTCTGGTGGAACAGCTACAACAGGTACGGTAATATTATCTAGTGTTGAAGGAGTATTTGCTGCTACAGAAACAATTACAGGACAAACATCAAATAGTTCAGCTGTTGTAAAAGCAGATTTATATGGTAGTACTGGAGTTCAAAATAAAGAATTTGCTCAAACAAAACAAATTGGTATGGCAGGAAGTCCAACTTATACTGCTGATACTTCATTATCAATTTCTTATGGAGGCAGTACTCAATTAAGTGGTAATGTTTCAATTTCAAATTCATCTTCAACTTTATATGGAAATGGAACTAAATTTATATCAGAATTAAGACCAGGAGATTCAATTACTTGGTTAGATGATGTAAATACAACTACAACAGGTTTAGTACAAAGAGTTATATCTAATAACGAAGTAGAATTAACTGCTAACGTTGGTGGTTCGGATGTATCAGTAGCGGCAATTGCAACAAGACAAAGAAGTAAATTACAAAATCCTGAAAGTAATATTGCTTTGTTTGAATTGCCTTATAAAACGGTTAAAACTTTAAAGACAACAACAAATTCAAATTTAACTGATACTAACTTTAATGTTAGACGGCAATTTACAGGAACGTTATCTTCAAATGGAGATTTATCTATTACTGCAGGTACAAATGAAATTTTTGCTTCCCAAGATGATGGAGACTTTTCTATATCAGTTATGTCAACAGGTGGTGGTGCTACAGGTGTTGTTGGAGATACATTAAACACCAGAGGTAATAACCACGAAAGTGACGCTATTTTTGTATTAGGCGGTTCACCTACAGGAAAATCTTTAACTTTTGATTTTGGTGCAAACTTTGCTGGACATAAAGTTAAAATATTAGCAACACTTGCTAGAACGGTTGCAGGTTCAAAAACAAAATCAGCAAATGATGATACAACGGTTAATATTTCAGACCAACTAATTATTGAATCTGGTGTCATTGGATTAGGAAAAGCGGATGTTTATAAATTAGAAAATGTTTATATGTCAGCTGGTTTTGGTTCAGCTGCAAATTCAGGTGATACGGATATTACAAATAGATTTGAATTAGATACAGGACAAAGAGATAACTTCTATGACATTGGAAGAATTAAATTAAAAACAGGATCATTAGTTCCAACTGGACAATTATTTGTTAAGTTTGATTATTACTCTCACGGTTCTGGAGATTACTTTGATGTAGATTCCTATTCTGGTGTTGTTAACTATGAAGATATTCCAAGTTATACTTCCGATACAACTAGTAAAATATATCAGTTAAGAGATTGTTTAGATTTTAGACCTAGAGTAGATGACGCTTCAACTATTAATAGTGGTAATTCTGATAGAGCTTATGATGGTGCTGGTGCTTCAACGGTTGATGTTGTAGAATTTAATGGAGACATAACTGCTGATATGGAATATTATTTAAAACGTATTGATAAAATTTTCATTACTAAAGATGGTGAATTAAAAGCATTACAAGGTGCTTCAGATTTAAATCCTTTAAAACCAGGAAATTTAGATGGGCATTTACATCTTGCAACATTACACATACCATCATATACTTTAAATCCAGATGAGGTTGAAGTAGAAAAAATTGATAACCGAAGATATACAATGAGAGATATTGGACATTTGGAAAGAAGAATATCAAATGTTGAATACTATACATCATTATCATTATTAGAAGCAAATGCTCAATCAATGCAAATACAGGACGCTGATGGTTTAGATAGATTCAAAAATGGTTTTGTTGTAGATAATTTTACTGGACATAATATTGGTGATGTTAGAAATTTTGATTATAAGTGTGCAATGGATATGGAACGTGGTGAAGTACGAACAATGTTTAATCAGGATGCGGCTGCTTTGGAAGAAGTAGATGGAGATGGTTCAGTAATTTTAGCAGCTGATAGAACAGCAGCTAATTATACAAAAACTGGAGATTTGATTTCTTTACCATATACAGAAACATCGGTAATTCAAAATCCTTATGCAACTAAAACAGAAAATTTAAATCCATTTTTAATATTTACTTGGATTGGCACAGCAGAATTAACTCCAGCAGTTGATGAATGGAGAGAAACAGAAAGAGTACCTGAAATTACAGTTGATTTGGCAGGAAGTTTTGACCAATTAGCTAGAGATTTAGGAATAGAAAATAGTGGTGATTTAACTGAAATTCCTTTGGGTACAGCTTGGAATGAATGGCAAACTAATTGGACTGGAAATCCAAGGTCTTGGACTGAAGGAAGAACTCAGGTTTCACAAACAGATTCAATACAAACAAGAGGTGGAATAAGAACAAGTGTAATTCCTAGAACGGTTACTCATAGTTTAGGTGATAGAGTTGTAAGTGTTAATTTTGTTCCATTTATAAGAAGTAGAAATGTAACCTTTGAAGGATATGGTTTGAGACCAAATACAAGAGTTTTTCCATTTTTTGATAATGTGTCTGTTGCTTTATACGCAACACCAGATGGTGGTTCATTAGGTGGTAATTTAAATACAAACGCTAATGGATATGTTAAAGGTGTATTTGCGATACCTGATCCAAATGTGGATGCAAATCCAAGATGGAGAACAGGACGTAGAGTTTTCAGATTAACAAGTTCATCTACTAATACTATGGATAGAACAGCACTTGCTACAACAGCAGAAGCTGATTATAACGCAAAAGGATTATTAAACACAATGCAAGGTGTTAATATTTCTACAAGAGAAACAGAAACGGTTAGAGAAGCAGTTAATGAAACAAGACAAATTACAAATACATCCAGATTCACTCCTGCACCACCAAATAGAGATCCATTAGCTCAATCATTTATGATTGATAGTGCTAATGGTTGTTTTATAACTAGTGTGGATGCTTATTTTGCTACAAAATCAAATACAATACCTGTTAAAGCAGAAATTAGAAATATGGTTAATGGATATCCTGGAACACAGGTATTACCTTTTGGTAGAAAATGGCTAAATCCAAGTTCAGTTAATACAAGTACGGATGGAACAACTGCAACTACATTTACATTCCCTTCACCTGTTTATTTAAAAGAAGAAACAGAATATTGTTTAGTTTTATATACAGACTCACAGGATTATACGGCGTATGTTTCTCGTTTAGGCGGGACACAAATAGGATCAGATAGAACGGTATCTGAACAACCTGGTGGAGGTGTTCTATTTAAATCTGCAAATAATAGAACTTGGAATGCTGAACAAATGGAAGATTTAACTTTCAATTTGAAAAAAGCAGTCTTTACAACTGGCACTTATGCAATGGTTACATTAGCAAATGCTGATTTACCTGTTAAGACTTTAAAGAATAATCCAATTAGAACATTTAATGGTTCTAGTGATATAAGAGTTTATCATAAGAGTCACGGAATGCATAGCGAAACTGACAATGTAACTATTGCAGGAGTAGCTTCAGGAACATATAATGGTTATGACCATTCAGAAATTAATGGAACTTACACATCAATTAAAAATATAACTTTAGATAGTTATGATTTATTAGTTCCAGGTGGACCAGCAACAGCAACTGGTGATGTTGGAGGTAATACGGTAACGGCAACTCAAAATAGACAATTTGATGTATTACAATTACAATTAGGACACGTTATACATCCAGGAACAAGCTTAACAACTGGTATCAGAACAACGACAGGTAAATCTGTAGATGGTGCTGAATCACAATTTGCTTTGGCAGGTGCTTCATCTGAAAAATCAATTACAATGGGAGACAATGTGTATTTTACTGCTCCACAAATGATAGCAAGTACAATTAACCAAACAAATGAAATGTCAAGTTTAACAAATTATAAATCAATGCTTGTGAATAGTACATTGTATTCAACAAATGCAAATTTATCACCTGTTATTGATACACAAAGATTAAACGCATTTTGTATTTCAAACAGATTAAATCAACCTACTGTTTCTAGTACAGATACATTTACAGGAGATGGAACTTTAGTTGACTTTACTTTAGGTGCAACACCTTCAAGTGTTCATTTAGTATCTGTTAAAAAAGATGGTAAAAAATTAACTCCAGTTGTTGACTTTACAACTTCTGGAACAACTTTAACAATGGGAATTGCTCCAGTTTTAAATTCAAAAGTTGTAGCAAAAATTTCTAATAAAGTGGACTTTGAAGATGATACTTCTATTTCAGGACTATCTTCTGCTGGTGCTTATATGACAAGGTCAGTTAGTTTAGCAAATCCTTCAACTGCTTTAGATGTAAGAGTTGGGGCAAGTGTAAGGTCTACTTCAACAATTAAATTCCTTTACAGATTAAGTGGAGGAGAAGAAACAAGAAGATTAGCTGATATACCTTGGACATATTTTAATACAGACGGTAGTCCAGATACATCTATTACACCATCGGTTGGTGATACGGTATTAGATGATGACTTTAAAGAATATCAATTTAGTGTTGATAGTCTTCCAGAATTTACATCTTTCCAAGTCAAATGTGTGATGAATGGATTAGTTTCATCTTATCCACCTAGATTAAAAGATTTAAGGGCGATTGCTTTGGCGGTATAATATGGCTGAACAATTAAAAGTAAAAGGTTATACAGGTTTAGTAAGAGATGTTTATTCTAGTGCTATTATAAGAGAAAAATCAAGTGAGTATGAAATATATATGCAAAGACAAACACGAAGAAGAGAAAATAAAGATGAAATGATAAATGTAATTAGAGAGATAAATAATTTAAAGAAAGAATTAAGAGAAATAAAAGAATTTCTATTAAAGAAGGTTAGTAAATAATGGCCGCAAGAAATATAGCACAAACAGATACACTAGAAACATTTAGAACGCAATTTAATGCATTAGCGGCAGATGACTTTGGTGATATAGGTACGTTAGATCCGTCATTAACCGCAACAAGTGTTATAGGCGCTGTAAATGAAATTAATTCCGTGGTAACAGCAGCCGCTGGTTGGTTTATTACGGATGTTGATTCAGCTATACAAGCTGTTGGTTCAGGACAAACATTAACTGCATTAGGCACAGTAAATCAAACAACAGCAACTGTCACTGCACCAGATACATTAACAGTTGGTTTAGCAAATGATGTAACTATTCCAAATGACTTAACGGTTACTAATGACTTATCGGTTACTAATGACTTATCGGTTACTGGTGATATAACAAATGTTGGAAGTATAACAGCAGTTGGAAATCTTTCTGTTGTTAATGTAACTGGTACAGGTCCTACACATATTTTAGGCACAGTTCAGATTTCAGGTAATACTATTAATTCAACTGACTCATCTCAAATGATAATTGATGATTCTTTGAAGGTAGTTGGTCCTCTTACAGCTGGTGTAACAACAATAAACCCAGCAGGTTCTTATAATATTGAATCATCTAGTGGAAAAACAAAATTTGGTTCTAATATTGAAATGGGTGTTGATAAAAATATATTTTGGGAAGGCGCAACTGCTAATGATTTTGAAACAAGATTAACCGTAGTTGACCCTACAGCTGACCATATTATTACTTTACCAGCTGCGACTGGTACCGTTGCATTAACAGGTTTAGCAACATCAACTATATTTTCAACTTCTGTATCATTAACAATATACAATTCAGCGGGAGTAGCGCAAAAGACGATTGTTGGTAGTTCTACATAGGAGAATTTAATTATGGCTATACGAGCACCTTTATATTATGACGCTGGCGACCTGAAAGAAATGACTACAGCAATGGTTGACACTATAATTGACCAATGCGTTTACCAATATTCTTTAGACACATCCGTTTCATTAAGTATAGTACCTTCAGGTGGAAGTTTAGGAAGTCTAACTGATACAAGACAACAAGCAGGCACAGTTAGTACACACCAAAGTTCTTTTCCTACTGAAGCAACAACAAACGAACCTACGACAGTTATAATCACTTACGATAAAATACAACAAACTGTATCAGGAGGTAGTCCAACTTCTGATAGTGGTTGGCTTTGGCCTGCTTATAGAAGAAGTGATAAAAATATACAAGCTATGACTTTACAAGATGTTAAAGATACATTTTTACATCCTGCTATTAATTTATTAGCAGCGGCAACAACAACATCAGCACAAGCAGGAACATATCATATTAGTACATCAACTAGTGTAGGAGGTTCAACTTTAGTTTCTGCTACACCAGTTTTTGTTAATACTCAAGCAGATACAGCAGCATATACAGATGACGCTGCTGGATTAGGATTTACACAAAAAAAACAATATGCTAGTGGTGGCACAAGTGGAACAAATATAGTAACTATGAATAATGTAACTAGTATAACTGTTGGGATGGGAATTTGGAGACAAAACAACACAACTCTTCCAGATAGAAGTACATCTCCTACAACTATAACTGAAATTAATGGTAATACATTAACTTTAAGTCAAAATTTTACAGCTCAAGCTTCAGGAGAATATAGAATTGGTGGAGAAGCACTAGACCAACCTACAACTGTTACAAGTTATTATTTACATAAGATAAATGGAGTTAATAATTCTACAAATATACCTCTTTATATAAGACAATCAGATAATCATTTACAAAGTTATACAGAAGCAAATTTGAAAACGTATTTAAAAGGATGGATGAAAAAAACTGCTGCTGACTCTTCAGACGGTTTTAAAATAGCTTATAGTTATACAACTGGAACAAATAGAGGTTCTGGTATGGCAGATACAATATTATCTGGTACAGGAGATTATCAAACTTTTCAATATAATGCTGATGGTGGTATTGACGATTATAGAGCACAAGAATTTCCAAATGGAACAGCGTCAACAGCAAATACGTGGTATTTGAAAATAAATAAGAGTTAAAAATGATATATTATTATGAACATATTATTAACAGGTAGTGATGGATTTATTGGTAAAAATCTTTCAGTATGGTTATCAAAAAAACGTTTTAACGTAATTGGTTTAGACCGCAATTCAGGTGATGTATTATTCCCAAATGAATTACTTACCTGTGATTTAAATTATGATGTAGATGTAGTTATTCATCTAGCAGGTCTATCTGGTGTCAGACAAAGTTTTGAAAATCCTACAGACTATTGGAAACAAAATGTAATTGTAAGTCAAAGAATATTTGACCATTTTAAAGATACAAGAATTTTGTATGCAAGTTCAAGTACTGCATATGAACCTTGGAGAAATCCTTATGCAATGAGTAAATATAGTATGGAACAAATTGCTCCTGCAAATAGTTTAGGTATGAGATTTACTACTGTATATGGACCAGGTGCAAGAGAACAAATGTTGATACCTAGAATATTAAAAAATAATGTGCCATATATTAATACAAATCATAGTAGAGATTTTATACACGTATATGATATTTGTTCAGCGATTGAATCTTTATTAAGACAAAAACAAATTACAGCATTTGATGAAAAGAGAGGTGTGATAGATATAGGGACAGGCACTACACATAAGTTAACTGATATAATGGACCACTTTGGAATTATTACTGAAAAAAAAGTTGCTGGTGATACTGAAAGACTTGATAACAAAGCAAATATAGACGCAATGACGAGTTGTGGTTGGGAACCACAATATGAATTAAAGAAATATATTGAAGATAATAGGAGAACAAATTAATGATAACTAAAGACAATTACATCACAGCACATTTTATAGATAATGAAAGAAAAAATATTGAAGTTTTATTAACTAATAGTGATGGAACAAAAGTTAATCCATACATACTTGAATATGATATTGACAATTTAGTTTGTCAAGAATTATTAAAGATTTGTCCTTTAGATGACCTTCACGAAAATACTTGGGAAAAGAAAAGAGAAGAAAGAGAAAATTTTGAAAAATTTGCAATTAAAATTGCTCAAAAGGATGGTTTAATATTTGGGAAAAAGAAATTAGATCCAGGATTTTATCCTATACTTGTTAAAGCACTTTTTGAAGAAGAAGACAATGAAGACCATTTATTTGCTTTAAAATTAGCGTTGTTTGAAATAGAAAAAATTAGAGATTCAAAAGATAGTGTATTAAAAAAGAAATTAAGACAATCTAAAAATAAAATAGAAATAATGAAAACTGCTTTTGATATTATGGGTGCTTAATAAAATAAGGAGACCACCAACCAGTCCAACCTTTTTCCATTAAATGGTGCATTTGACCTAAAGTACACATACTATAATTTCTATCTTTTTTTTCTTTAATCTTTGGACAAACCTTATCATATGTTTCATATTCTATTACACGATAATAAAATTCATCACTACCCTTATTATATTTCTTTAAATAAAACTCATCATTAGATTTAAACTTATCCCATATATGTGATACATCACCTGTCCAAGATACAACGGATGAATTTAAAGGTGTATGAGCAGGTTTTCTCCACCAAGTATCATCCAATAATGTAAAATTCTTTCTAATTAAATTTGGTAATTTATTATAGATAACTACATCTAAATCAAAGTATAAATTTTCTCCGTCCCTAAACTTATCAAACATTTGGAGTTTGTTATACCAATTACCATATAAGTCATTTTCAATAACTTCAAAACTATCATACTTTAGACCTGAATAAGTATCTATCATATGTTCTAAATTTTCAACGTGCCAATTTGTAAATCTTTTACCAGTTCGTACACAAATTATTCTCATTTTGCAAACTCTTTTAATTCAGGAAAAACATCAAACAAATGCATTTCCCATTTAGTTCCTTTATACGCTTCATCTTGTTTAAGAAGATAGTTTATTGTTTCCTGGAAATCATTATCTTCGCACGGTGGCATTTTAAGCGCTGATTGAATATCTGGAAAACCTTCGTATTTTGGAATTAAATCATTTTTTAGTTTATCTGGTAAATTATTAACTCTCAATGCTTTCGGCCACTCTATCATCAACCAACCTACGCCTCGGATACCAGGATGATTGTTACAATAATCAATTACTTTATAATAACGCAATACATTAAGGCAAGTAATTACTGAATTAACATCCACATACGCTTTATCTTTAAACTTTGGATCATTTACCAAATCTATATTATCTTCAATTTCTTCCCAAACTCCCCTCCTACGGCAATAGTCTTGATACTTACCAACACCATCAATAGATGCTGTAAAAGATATGTTAAGAAAATGTGGAATATAATTAATAAATTTATGTTTACCAGCTACTAATTTAGTAAGATTGGTTTGAAATTTAATAATAATATCTTTTGCGTGGCCACTTTCAATTACAGCATCCAATAATTGATAATATTGTTTCATTATTAGTGGTTCACCACCAATAATTTTTATACTTCTTAAATATGGACCTAATTCACAGACTTGATTAATAACATCTTTAATATCAATTTTAGTAAGATTATCTTTAACATCTTTATATTTTTTTAATGTACTGTCAAGGGGTCCAAATACTTTTGTATTCCATAGATTATGTTTTTTTACCATATCCATTCGCATACTGGAATTTTCGTGCAAACACATATGACAATCTAAATTACATTCAACACCAAATGCTTTTAATTGTATTTGACATATTCGGTTATTTTCCTTAAATTTATATTTACCAGTTTCTTCATACTCTCTGGCAATTCTTTCAATGTCATCCCAAAATTCTGGATTGTTTGATTCCTTCCACATATGGTATGTCCTCCTGGACTTTCCATATCTCTTTTCATCCTTTACACATCTGACACAATACTCGTTTATAAATTTATTATCTTTAAAATCTTTAGCAGGATTCAACATTTCTTTACGAAGACCATTCATATATTCACTATCTTCCATCCAAGACTTAAATGGTGTATTTGAAATATTGTTTTTATAATTTTTTTTAGCTAAGCAACACGCTTTATAGTAACCATCAATTTCTACAAACATTTCCGCAAAAGGATGGATACAAAATAAATTATCTTTATTCTTTGCCCTATTCATTATAGAGTTGGGGTCTTTTTTTCGTTGTTCACCTTCTTTTGAAAGAGTTTTAAACCATTCTGTTGTATCAACATTACCTGGACTACCAAAATTAGAATAAGGAATTTGTGTTTTTTTCATATTATATCCAGTTCTCCTTTATAAACTTTTGATTGTGCTGGTGTATAGTTTTACTTGGACCTGTAAAATGTACCACTTTGATATATTTATGTACGTCACCTAATATCATATAATCAGTCTTAAATTTGTCACGATAAATTTTGTTTAGTGTAAGATTTTCTTTGAAATTGGTTGAGTATTTACATATCCATTGTTCAGGTGTTTTAGTTAATTTTGTTTTATATTCTTCTATTTTCCAATTGACATAGTTTTGTTCACCATAGTATTTAAAGTGTACGTCACCTTTATTATAGTAATGTAATTGCCAGTATTCAGGATTTAATGCAAAATCATCCCACACATATTTTAAACTACCAGATTTAAATTTATAAAACCCACCATTTATTGATAAAGGGTCTTTAACTGTAAATGGATTAGTTTTCATATTCCACCATATACCATAAGTAACTAATTCATTATCTTGTACAGGATATCCTATTAGTTCATCTACATTACCTGTAATAACTTGGTCTATATCCATAATTATAATATCATCACCAGGGTTTTGATATGCAAATTGTGGACTAAAGAATTTTAATTTATGCCAATGTATTTTAATCTTATCGTAAGAGTTATAAGGTAATATTACATCTGCTTCAATATTTTTAGTATCACTTAAACATATAAATTCAAAAGGTATAGATGAATTTCTTTTTAAACTTCTATATAATTTTGATACATAGTCTGGTGTATAATAACCATCAAAATATACTGTACATATTTTAAGCATTTAAAGCACCAACAATATGAATACGGTCTATTTTTGAACAATTTAACGCTGTATGATTTTTTGTTGTATCTACAACATATGCCGTACCATCAGCTGGTAAATGCACTTTTTTATTATCTAATAACAACCAACAATGTTCGTGTGTTTGTACTGGAATATGAAGTCTTTTAGTTTTATCATTATGCCATAGATAACACGATTTAGGTTTCATTATCATCAATCTTGTTCTTGTAAGATTATTTTCTTTAATTATATTGTTGATGTATGGTATATTAAACAAATTATAAATATATTCATTTTCAATATCATCTACATCATAACCTTTATCAGCACCTTCTTCAGGATTCATATCTTTAGAATAACCTTGTAAATATAATTGTTTGTTATATTTAGGAAGTGTTTCTAATTCTTTTTTTATAAGTTTTAAATCATATTTCATATACATATTTATTAGACATATAAATAGCTATATGAATATAGTATGTACAGGTAAACCTGGTGATGGATTATTACGTTATAGTTATGAACATTGTTGCCATTTAAATTCTATTGGTATTAAATGCCAAGTAGTTATTATACCTAATCCTAAACATACTAAAGAAGAATATATAAAAGCAATTAAAGACCAATATAAGATTTATGAAAATATTGTCTTTGACCATTATACACCAACTACAAATGAAATAACTTTAATTTTAGGTAGAAGTATGTTAACCTTAGCATACATTGATAGAAAAGAATATACAAAAGACCAATTATTAACTTTACATTTACTATTCAGTAATAATGTAATAGCACTTTATTCAGAAAATCAACCTAAAGAATATCCTTTAGCATTAGAATATTTTAAAACTAAAAAGGTTTATGACTTATGCGATTATGAAGTCTATCCAAATGGTGTTGGTACACAATATGAAAAGATAATTAACTTTGAAGTTTATAAACCTGTGAAAGATGATATTCAATTTAAACATTTATTTTTAGGAACAAATGAAATATATTATAAGGAACTTGAAAAGGTAATTGACAAGTATCCAGACCACGGTATTATAACTTATAATGAGAAATGGATTAATCCTAAATTAAATAATCTATTTGCCCCTATATCAAATATACTAGGTAAATTTGAAACCTATGTTTATACAAAACCAAACTTTGACCCAGCACCTAGACTTTTTGTAGAGTTTAAATGGTTAGGTAAAAATGTAGAGTATTTGAGAGATAAGAATATAAAAGATGGTGGTATGATTTATTGGAAGAGACCTGTGCCTACAAAGCAGATATATTTTGACAACATAAATATTCTAGTTAATTTAATAAAGGCAATAGGTGTATATGGCGAAAAAGAATCAAAATATGCTTATGAGTTTATTATATCATCCGATAGTAGTAATGATGGTTCT